CCGCCCCCTCGATCACCTCCCCACCCGCCTCTTCGCCGACCTTGCTGTCCGCCTCCTGACATTATATACACAAATATCACGCATAAAATGCATGCGATAAATATATAAATTTTAATCTTATCCATTTCAATTACCCAACATAAAGTTTTCTATTATTCAAGGCCATACTGAAGAGCTTGGTAAAGTACCTACATAAGGTGCACCGGGTGTGGCATCTATAATAGTGCAGGACGATGTATTATCAGTAGTATTGAAAAACTCATGTAATCCATACATTGGCTGGTCTCGTGTTGATAATAACACATCACAACCAGGTCCGTTTATAGCAGGTGTAGAAGAATATATTTTTCCAATATTATTATTATATGAACTTATATTTGTATAATTTGAACAACATGGAGAAATCGGTTTTGGAGGAATATTACCATTTACCCATCTCCAACTTGACGGTGATATTGTATATGAAATTGGTGGACCGCCAGTTACCGATGTAATATTACAATCACGATCCACGTTTACAGTACCTTGCTGTGGAGGGGTTTTAGTATCCGATGCTGTTGTAAATACTATGTCACAATTACCCTGATTATTAGGGTCAGATTTGTATATTTCATATATTGGATCACCTACCCATTTAGCTGCTATAGATGCGTAATCTCCACAACGCATAGTTAGAATGCCACATGATGTTGAATTAAACACTCGTGTAACCATTATGGTGTCAGAATTTGAAGTCGTTCCGCCCGAAGTCGCTCCGCCCGAAGTCGTTCCGCCCGAAGTCGTTCCGCCCGAAGTCGTTCCGCCCGAAGTCGTTCCTGAACTATTACACAAACCTATTGAACACGTCCATCCTAGGTAATACACCCCTATAATACATATAATTGCAATAATCACTAGTATGATAAGCATAATAGTGACCAACATAAAGTTTTTGATCGCATGAATCATATGGAGCAGAGTCTCGCTGAAATTTTTCAAAAGTTTAATGGGAAATTTCTAAAATTTGAGCAAAAGGTGATGGATCACATCGATAACGAGGTGGCGATCCGCATGAGCCTTCGTACGAATTCAATCGCTCAGAAGCTTTCAAGTACGTATGGTATTCCTGTAGAGTCTTTGATTCAGGACATTACAGAAGTAAAAGATCATTTTTGCAAAGGTATCAAAGGTGACAAGACGCGTTGTCTCAAGACTCCAAAAGACAACGGGTACTGTGGCTTTCACCAAAAGCAAGTTCCCAAACCGATCCCGCCGAGACATGAGAGGGTTCCGTGTCCCTGGGAAGAGACTTAAAAGATTGATTCTCAATTCTATTAATGAGTAAATCAACAATTCTTCTTTCAAGTCTTACAAAGTTTTTTGCAATTCCTGAAAATAATGAAAAGCTAAAAGATATTCTCAATCACCGCAACGGCGTCTCTCTTCGCCAAATTGAGTGGTTTGTAACAAATTATGCAAAGAATAAGCATGTGACTTACATGGGCCCGAACGGCAAGATGTTTACGGTCCATGTCGCTTACAAGTCGAGCCTTGACGGGTACTCGAAGAAACTCTTTGACCCCTTCTGCCGCACGGAGCGTATCGAGTTTGAGGGACTTACCACAACGGTTGCTCAGCTCAATTTCCTCAAGTGGGTCATACAGAACGGTATAGTCAACTACATGCTTAAGACGAGAAAGGGAGACCCGCAAACCCTCCCTGAAATTGAAGAAAGTTGTAGCCATAGTAAAATACATACAAATTGTATCCCTGTTCAACCTGTGCAAGGTACGTTGGGTTAAATACGAGGGTCAGTGTTGTCGTCTGCGAGTTGAGTTTTGCGAAATTAAGATACCCACCCTGGTTGTACTCCTTTGGTGTAAGCCCAAAGGAGTACGAGTAGATATTCTTTGAAGGTATCGATAAAGAGTGGTCCATGGGCTGTTTGAATCCAAAGTACAACCCTCCCGGAAGAACGCTCGTCACGTCAATATTATTCAATGTAATCTTTGCGGACGTGATCACATCTACAAAATTTGTATTCCCGGAAGGAAAGCTCAGAGGCACTGCCGTGTGAATGTATTGTGTCGTGTATCCATAGTTATATCTGGAGTCGTAATAATTTTGATTATTTACATTTTCATAATTTTTATTTCGAAAGAACCACATGAGAGTCTGAACCGGGAACGCGGCTGTTAGACTGATTATAGGCTGATTACTATTAAATGTAAGTATTCCATCCTTTTTTATGTCATTCACAATGTATCTGAGCGGAGTGTTTCTGTAGTACAAACGCTCATTGTTTTCAAGAAGTATCTCTTCTGTTATGATTACAGGGTTTGATATATCTACGGGGGTTGGTGAATCCGTCCACCATGTGTAAGGCTGGAACGTGAACCGGACGTAGATGAGCTGTTTTGTCATTGCACACGCCGGAAAGTACGGGCGTCTGAGCCGTTCACGCCCCGTATTATTTACAGAATGTCTTCTGCAAAAAAAGAATTCAAGCGGAATTATGAGTTCAGAATTGACTCCATTCATGGTCTGATTCATAGTGTACTGTTCATCTGCATCGAGCAGCATTTGATCGCGGATAATGTACCAATCGTCATAGAGGGTCTCTACGATTGTTTCATTTACTATAAAATCAATTTGCTTAATCAAAGATCTGCCAATGTTTGGCGCAAGGTTCACACCGGTTGGAAGGTTCACACGGAGATACATGTTTGACAAGAGGTCCCCGAGTTGATTCGGATACAGAATGACCGTAACCACCTGTCCCTGATAGGTGGGATTGGGTCCAGGAAATGTCGTGATTCGGTGAAACATGATTGAATTTGTATGTTGTCTGAATGAAGGATTCCATTGAGACGCGACTGGGCTATCGGACATGAGGAATTGATCTTGCGGACCTTTGGCAAATAGGGCGAGGGTTGCTGCCGAACTGAACCCCTGGTCCTTGACTTCATTGAAATCGCGAGGCTCGGCAGGAAATTCGTAGTCGGTACCCAAGTCTCTAAATTTTGTATAAAGACCGGTCATAATATTAGGGTTAATTCGTATAGAACCTTGAGTGGGTTCAGTCGTTGTAAATGTTCCTATAGTTGTGAGATGTACGCTTAGGGCAGGAGTGGTTGCTATAGCAGTCAGGTAGACTGGAGTGGCGTTGTTGGGTGCAGGAATTTGAGATTGTCCATTGAATGCATTCACTTTCAAAGGGTTTCCATATTTGTCAGTTCCCCCATATAATTTCAGACCAAAGTCTGTTACAACATATGTATCCGTAAGTGGCAAAAGGTTCGAAACGATCCATCCATCTCTGAAATTTTTAGGAACTGGTCCTGTAAAAATAAACTTGGGAAAGTGTTCTTGAACTACGTAGTACCCTGTTATTGGATACTTTTTGGGAGTGTTCACTACTGGTACTGCTCCGGGTGGATAAAGAACGACAGAATTTGCGTACCTGACTTCGTTTATTACCTGACTAGTATCTGATTGAACAGTAAATGACCAGTTATAAGGTTCTGAAATGAGGGATGAAACCGCAACATTTCCAGATACGTTACTTGAACCGGTCGTTACAATTTGACCTATGAGACCAGTGACATTGAGTACTCTCCAGCCAGCATCAACCTTCTGAGTCCATGTAGTTGTTGCGTAGAATGTAACTTCCTGAGGAGCAGTAACTTTGAAGAATCCTGAAACATTAATTTGTGTTTTAATAGCAGCCACGTTCGAGAGTGTAGGAACGACTGTTGCAGTTACAGGTGCTGGTGGGTGTGGAGTTATAACACTCGCTGTATCTTTGAATCCTATCAAATCTAGAAAATCTATTACACTTTTTTGTGTGAAGTGTGCCACCCGGATCACTTCCATCTACAATTCGTCGAGATTTTTCTCCCACATCTGAACCACACTCGTTCCTTTGAGAACCTCTCGCTCCGCCTTGCGCGTTTCACACAACTTCTGAAGCTTCGCAACCTCCTCACTCGTGTACTGATACGTCTTAATGTCCAGGAGCTTGGGCCAAATTGCCTCAGAATAAACCTCTTCGCGAAGTTGCTTGTGAATGTCATCAAGCGAACGGTTGAATACCTGTATGCGCTTGGAAACTGCCACGTCACGAATAAATCGAGCCTTTTCTGAGAGCCATTGAATCTCTGAATCAATTTCCTTGAGCTGCGCAGCCTTTCTGTGACGGTACACCTGGAGCCGGACTTCCACATAGTCGACCAAGATCTCTCCGGGACTTGCATACTTTTTGACTGCGCCGTTTGGACCAATCAGGTACATGTTGCTCGTGTGAACAGTCTTTGTCAGCCCAAGAGCGCGCACAGGATCCTCCAAGTCGGCCCAGATGCGAAAGTCTGGGGTTGTTTCGGTCGAGTGGTTCTCAAACTTTTGAATAGTTCCCTTTTCGACCAAATCATCGAGATGCTCTTTGAAATCCTGGATCCACTTGCCCGGGGGAAGTTCTGTTATGCGAATCTGTCCACCCTCGCGTTCATAGAGTCCCTCGAGGACCCATGTGTGCTCCTTTGTACGAGTCACCTTACCCTTGAATCCTCTAAAATACGGGACCATGGGAGCCATTTCGACAGTCTTGAGTGCGCAACGAATATTGTGCTTGATTACTTCTGGATCAAATGGAGGGACGTAGCAGCTGAATCCTGTGCCTATTCCCTCTGCACCATTCACAAGAATCATAGGCAAGATTGGAGCATAGTACTCTGGCTCAACCTTTTGACCGTCGTCAAACATGTACTTGAGAACCGGGTTGTCTGCAGGGTCGAAAATCTTGCGCGTCTCTGGACTTAGGCGCGTGAATATGTACCTAGAACTGGCCGCATCCTTTCCACCTGCAAGGCGGGTGCCGAACTGTCCACTCGGGACCAGAAGGTTCAGATTATTTGAACCCACAAAATTTTGGGCCAAGTTTACGATGGTGCCTTGGAGAGACGCCTCTCCGTGGTGATAGGCGGTTTGCTCAGCGACATATCCCGCAAGTTGCGCAACCTTCATGTCACTTGTGAGATTCTTCTTGAGGCACGCGTAAATCACCTTGCGCTGACTCGGCTTGAGTCCATCCACAACGTGAGGAATCGAACGTTTGATGTCCTCTGCACTAAAATTTGCAAGATCTTTGTGAATAAAATCAGTGACAGAAAGGTCCTTCACATGACCGTACCGGATACCCTTTGGAGGGTTTGCCATGTGCGCCGTCAGCCACGTCTTGCGGTCATCAGACTGGGACTTTGAAAACGCCAAGAGCATAGAGTTATCCATACTTTGATCAGCTCCAAACGCAACCGTGAGTCGATCGACCTGCTTGAAATACTCCTTGGCTTCAGCGCTTGTAGAAGTTCCGAGACCCTTGTAGTACTTCACGGCAGTCTGCGGAGCAGACTGGCTGGCCACAGCCTGCCTATACTCCTCCTCTGTAAAGTACCACTCCTTTCCAGCCTTGATCACAGGGGTTACCATGGACACGACAAACCCAAGCTCGATCAGTTTTGGCCAATACACGTGAAACATGTTCAGAACGAGACCCTTGATGTGAGACCCGTCGAGATCCGCGTCAGTCATGATCATGAGTCGACCGTATCGAAGCTCCCGAACTGACGAGTACACCTTTCCGTGCTGCAGACCCAGAATCTTTTTGATATTTGAAAACTCTTCATTCTCAGTAACTTGTGCAAGGGTCGCGTCACGCACGTTCCTGGGCTTTCCGCGAAGTGGAAAGACACCATACGCGTTTCTCCCAACCACACTCAGACCCGCAATGGCGAGCGCCTTTGCAGAGTCCCCTTCCGTAACGATAAGTGTGCAGTCGTGAGATTTGTGTGTGCCTGCCCAGTTGGCGTCATCAAGTTTTGGAATTCCAGAGATGTGCGCCTTCTTCGAACCGTCCGTCTTCTTGAGTTCTTTTGCATCCTTTGCGGTACCGAGAGCCACCAAGTCATCTAGAACGCCCGTTGCAAGAATGTCCTTGATAAACTTTGGCTTCATCTCTATGGCTTCAGTAATTCGTGAAGTGCATTCAGCCTTGGTCTGGCTACTGAATGTGGGATTGACTATGACTGCTCGAACAAACACAAAAAGTGTTCCACGGGCCTGAAATGTTCGAACTGGAATATTCTTAGAATTGAATATTCCGTCAAGCACGTGTTTCACAACCTTTTCCACGTGCGCCCCCCCCTTGGTAGTGCAGATACCGTTGACCCACGAACATTGCTGAAATCCATTCTTGGAATGACCCACAACAATGTCAAAAGATGACCCATCTGTTCTCTCACCTGTGTGCATCTTTGCAAGAGGGACATCCCCTAGATGCATACGAGCATACTCCTCAAGAGAAGGGACTGTGAGTTTGGTTCCGTTGAATTCAACTGTCGCCTTTGAACACCACATGGCTGCGTCCCATGTCCTCTTTTCCACAATCTTGAGCCAGTCTGTCGTTGGTCCAAATCTGGAATTGTCTGGGCGGAAACTGATGCGAACGCTCGGACCTTCAGTTGATGCTGAAATTGACGGAGGCTCGCAGATACTCATGTTATCGCGCCACGTTTGCTCATAGATTTGCTTTCCGTCACAAATTCGAACCTTGAACAGGTTGGAAAAGACATTTGCGAGCTTGGCTCCGTATCCGTTACGTCCACCCGTTACGCGCTGCTCCTCGTCATTATAATTTGAACTCGTCAAGAGATGTCCGAAGATGAGCTCGGGAATCCAGAGAAACTGGCCATCTGTTCCGCGTTCGGTATCGTGTTTCTTGATTGGAATACTTACTCCGTAGTTGGTCACAGACGTGTCTTCACCAAGTTCTACCGTAATTTTTCGAACTTTTTTTGGATGCAAGGAATGCTGGTCGATTGCGTTTACCAAGATCTCGTCAAATATTTTCACCAATGCAGGTGAAATAGATACACGAGAATATGTAAAACCATCTGGGGCTCGAATCCATTGCTCGGTGGACTCGGGTGCCAGGGACCCAACGTAGGTATCTGGGCGTTTAAGGACATGTTCAACATGTGTGAGTCGAGTGTAACTCATTCGTTTCTTAATCAGCGCTTGTGAGCTTTAGTTAGGTACCAAGCCACTCCCGCGGCAACAATTGTCCACCCAACAAGGTGATCCATTGTGTCCATGTCTTTAATTTGCTCTGGATCAAGTTTGTTGAATTCCTCCTTGTATCCCGGAGGTTTGAATGGAAGCCAAATGTAACGCCCGAACGGCACGAGCGTTGGTTTCAGCTTATCATGGCAGTCATAAGAGTAATCGTACCATGCCAGAGCTATGTACGGAAACCACAGTAAGAATGCAAGGACCCATTTATTCTTGTGGGGAAGTGTCCAATAACCTCCCGCAAGAATCAATGTAAAAATTATACATTTCCAGTTGAATGCAAAAGGGTGTCCTGAAAACAAACCTCCAGCCATTATGTTCTTTTAAATTTAAGTAATAAAATTAATAGAATTATAAATACAAGTCCAATAACAATTGCCATGTAAGGTGGCGACTTGGGGTTTTCCTCGTTTTGAATTTCCATGAGTTTTTTATTGACCCATTCATCAATAGCCTCCTCAACTGTAAAATCAGGTTTCCCAAGACGTGCATTGACTATATTATGAACGAGAACTGACCACTCGAACAGTTCTGTAGCACTTGTCGTATCTGGTACTGGATACTCTACCAAGACCTGAGCAAAGTGAGCCCGACATCCTGGACATGGAAGTACGTACTGATAAAGCTCTATGAACTGCCTGACCTTGTCTGGGTGATCTGCTACGAAGCATGCGAGGTGAAGAGCGCCCCAAAAACTTGGACCAAATATTCTTGGATCAAGTCCCATCTGACATTATTTAAGAGAATATTTCCAGATAAATCCTGCTGAAGTTTTTATACGCCCTTTGAGTGCAAAACATATCCCAGAACGTTGACAACCCAATTCACTTGAAGCATCTGCTATAGAGAAATTACAAACCTCCTCTTAACCTAAGAACCAAATGGATCGTCGCCTCCTTGGATATACTGTAGTCTGCAAGAGTCCTGTCATCTTCTAGCTGTTTCCCTGCAAAAATAAGACGCTGTTGGTCGGGAGGAATGCCTTCGCGGTCTTGAATTTTAGACTTCACATTTGCTATAGTATCAGAACTTTCCACTTCGCATGTAATAGTCTTTCCTGTAAGTGTCTTTACAAATATCTGCATTTACTATTAATCAAGGGTTTAATTTCTCTAACACACAGATCCATCTTCTAAAACACGGAACCAAACCCTATTTTTGGTTTGCACGTTTGTGCTGCCGTACACAATCAACCCCTTGCAGTACTTGTACCCCCTGTATCCATTCTTCTGCATGAACGCGAAAAACTCTGGAGCAGTTGTTTCGAGCTGCTCATCCCCCTTCTGCAAATTTGCTGCCACTTTTCCTTCTAATATTGTAATGTATTTTCTCTCGTGATCCACCATTACAATATCCGGCAATTTTCGAATTCCTTTGAGTTTAATAGATTCTCCGTTTGGAAGTTTTAGATGCTCAAGTTCTGAACCTGCGTGGTTAGCAAAAACGCACTGAAATCTTTCAGACTCGCTGAGCAAATGAAAAAGGATAGTCGCCACTTTTTCCGTATTTGAACCTCGTGTATAATACGAGTTTGCGTTCTTCTTTCCGAATGAGCTCTCTTCGAACCCTTCGAGGCGGCAGTCCCATTCTCCGTTGGCGTACCAAAACTTGGACTCGCACTTGCCAATAGTGTCCACATCGTGATTGATTACTGTGAATCGAGCTTTGGGGTTCAGTTCAAAAACTGTTCCGCACATGGCAGTCACCCGGCCAACCTGAGGATCACTCGATATATTTTTGTTGTCTTTTTTTGAAAGACGTGAGCTAATGGTGTAATGGTTTGGTGCAGACTCGTGAATTCGAACCACAACCGTGTTTTTCTTTGCAGTTATCGAGTTTGTTGCGTTTTTGAATTCTTCAAATGAAAAAAACGCGGCAAAGTTCTTCAAGATATCTTGACCTCCTGGAACGATAACCGCAGATACACCAATAGTCCTGCACATTCGCATAGACATTTTGAATGAATTGCTGTCGAGTTTTGGCTTTTCGGTATAGAAGAGAACAAAGGGAACACCCGGATACTCTCTACGCGCCGCCAGGTATTTGGTAATGCGCTGGTAATAAGGGTTTCCATCTTCGTCACCTTTTGTTGACTCCAACAAAAGTACCGGAACTCCATCCTTGAAAACGATATAGTCTACACACGAGCCGCCACCCGTGAATAGCTCGAGGTCGACCGGTCCATTCGTGAATGCGAATCGACCGGTCCACTTGCTTTTTTCAAAAACTGGACGAGGTTTGTACACCGGCTCTTTCACCCCGAGCCGGTCCATGATGTACGTAAGCACAAGAACCTGAGGGCATTCCTCTGTAAGGATAGTGTAGCTTGCCATTTTTTGGCATTTCAGCTCTGTGGAAAGTCTGGCGCGTTCACGACTCAAATTTTTGCCTTCTTCGCTGCCCGTCTCGCCTTGTTTGCGTTATTCTTGGTTTTTATGTAGTTTTTCATTCGAGCTATTTCTTCCTTTGTAAGGGTCGGTCTTTTAGCCTTGAGAAAATCTGCACGAGCCTTGGCTGTTTTTAGCGCGTTGATATTACTAAACTTGGAATATGAATCGTTTGGGCTTTGATGCCTTGATATAAAATTGCGAACCGTATTCCGGTTGTTCTTGTTGAGCTGGGTCCAGTAGTTTGCAAATTTTTGTTCAATATTTTTTCTCCGAGCAGTTTTCGGGCTATTTGGGCTCGCGCTCTTCATCCTGGGACTCGGGGTATTTATTTCGGAACTCGGACTCTTGAGCCATTCGCCCTTGTCACGGTAGTGAGCAAGTATCTTGCGTTGATTAACTGAAAGTTTCTTGTAGATCCGTGAATAAATAGCCGTCTTTTCATATTTATATTTAGCTTCGGACATTTGTCTCTTGGCATTGGCAAAGTTTACAGGTGAGGCAGGCCGCAGCTTTTCAGTAAGTTGTGCGAAAAATTTTGTTTTAGCATTTTCATTCACTCTGTATCCTGCATTTTTCAAGTTTTTTATTGTATTCAGTGCCGTTTTGTGATTTTTAGCATTCTTTAGCAGAGAGTTGAAGAAATTTTTATTGAGAACAGGGGCATTCTTTTCACGGGCTCTAGCGCGTTTAATCGCCGCTATCTCAGCGGGAGTCAAGTATGCCCAGTTTCCTCTCGCAAGACGTTCCTCAAAGTTGTTCACTCGTGTGTAAATTCCCGATGGCGTCTTGGTCTTTTTGTACTTGAGCTTGCACGAGATTCGGATGTCCTTTGTGTATGCCCGATTGTTAAATATCGCGTAGTTGTACACAAGGTAGTTGATCTGTCCACCCGCGAAAAAGTCGTAAAATCGAGCAACCTCGTTATAGACCACCTGCTCGAGTTCGCGCCAGTTCCACCAGTTACACGGGAATGGCTTGCGTTGGTTCGAATCGAACAGGTACCCCTTTCCTTCACACATGAAACCGGTCACTGCGTGATACTTGTGAGCTGTCGTGTTTGGCGCGCTCGAATTTCCTATAGTAATTGAGCAACACATGAGATCATATGATTTTGGTCTAAACTTTGGGATTTTCGACATGGCATTTCGCCCGGACGCTTTGCAGATTGCAAACGGAGGACGCTTCTTGGCGTATTCAGGAGGAAGATCTCCAGCAGAATTTGCTACAAGATAATTTGTTATCCCCAGATGCTTTAGAATCTTGGGAAGCTCTTCACCGGGAAATGCACCTTGACCACCGACGTGAGCCTTGGCCAAAGTTCCGGCAAGACTGGCCCCTCCGAGGATCTGTGCAGACTTCCCAGCCTTGAGAGAAATTGATCGCGGTCCCGACCGGAAGCACAGGTACTGATCCAGAAACTTGTAAAAGTAAATCCTCTTTGTTTTGATAATGTTATCCTTGAGTGGACACGGAGCATCTATCCCGTCATCAAAGTAAGCCTTTTCAGCCGCATCGAGTCCGTTGTAAAACTTTTCCATGTGAGCAAAAAGAATCTTTTGACCCGCATCCGAAAGTAGAAACCCGTTTATTATGCTAAAGAACCAGCATGTTCCCCTGGTCTGAAGGGCACCCTCTCCACATGACATACTACATGTACCGCACAAAAAATTCGAGTCGTGTAAGAGTCAGATTCTTGAATGCTCATGTTCACCAACCAAACCAAAAATGCTGAAGGAGATCCCTTCCTGGCTGCGCACCCCGCCTCCGTCTTATACCCGACCTGCTCCCCCGAGAGTCTCGGCGGGTCCTGTATGGGACACTATGGTCGCCCAAGTCAAGGCAGACGGTCACCCAGAGCCGGAGCGGTTGGCTGACTCGATGCTTCGGCTCAGAGAAAACGCATTGGCTATTAAGAATGCACGTTCTCATATACTGGTGACGGAGTATCAGGCCGAGTCCAAGGCTCACAAGGTTTCCAAGCCTTCTGGTCCAAAGTGCAAGGCGACCACACTTGCAAACAAGCCCTGTCCATACAAGGCTACATTTTGCGGGTATTGCTCCAAGCATCAGCCAAGTGAATTCACCCTAGGCAAATAATGTGTGTATAGTGTAATGGATTTAGTATGGGCGGCTATAGCCGTCAATTTTCTCATAATCCTCATAGTCCCTCGTATCTTGAAGAAACCTACAGGAATACAGATCATAGATGATACTATCTTGTATCTAAACTCTCAGCAGAGTTTTCTTCTCGCATCGTCTATTATAGTGGGTCTTACTGTGTACTTGGCTCAAAAGTGGGTTGAAAGTCCAGGTGCAAAGCCCTCAAGCCCAGAAAAATATTAAGCAATGATAAATGCCAGCCGATTATTCATCATCTAACGGAGATCGCTCATGGCAGAAGATGGGTTCTCCCTCGTTTTACAATCCCCCAAGCGGGCCCCCTAGCTCAGATATGTCTAGCGTTTCTACGATGAACAAGGTATATTCTACTGGATCCAACCCAAGCATGATGATGGACAGCTCAAGCATGATGATGCAAACTTCAGGAAACGTGTTCGATGCGCGTCAACCATCTGCTGTCAGCATGGGTCAGCACCCCCTCCCAGGCCCAGCAAACCTTGGCGTTTTTGGCTCGACTAGTTATTCTGTAGATGAAGTTGTGGGGTACGATGATGCGTCTTCCCTCACTTTTTCTCCGCTAGTATAAATGGCAACTACCAACGGTGCGATTAATCAAACAAATAATGCGCTTCGCAAGTTGAACACTGCAGCAAACGCTCAGGCGAATGCAAATGCAGGAATCAATGTAAGTCGGAATAATTCGACTGCGAATAAGAGCTACAACGCGGCAGCAGCAGGCTTCCGCGGTGTCGCCCGAAAGATGAACAACCTCAACCTCAAGAATGTTGCTGCGAGTTTTAATGCCGCGGCAAACGCAGCAGAGGCTGCAGGCGCGGCAAAGTCTGCCAAGTCCGCAAAGAACGGTCTTAATAAGCTCAAGAATGCAATGCTCACAAACATGAACAAGATACGAAACAACCAGCTCCCATCAAACGGTGCAGGCGTTATTTAATTCTTCCTGAACTTTTCCCACGAGTTCACGAGTCCATGAGTGATCCCATTCAGTCACTTTCTTTTCGTAACAGTCCCTCATACATCTCTGAAGTTGATTTCCATCGGGAAATCCCCAATTCAGGTCATGTGTGAATAGAAAATCATCAAACCCGATAGGACCTTTGGCGCATTGCACAACCCATGGCGTTTTGACATACTCATTCAGACCCCCATAGTCTGCGATTATCACGGGTTTGTTGTGAAGTGCAGCCTCTACGGCACCCATCCCGACCCCCTCGGAATGTGAACAGTTTATGTAGCAATGACATCTCTCATGAATTTTCTCAATTTCATAATCGGAAATTAATCCATTAATTACTTCGACGCCAGGAATCTTCCATGGGACCTCACGATTACATGTCGCCTTGATCACGAGACGAGCATTTGGAAAATTACATCGAATGAATGCGTCAAGAATTCCTTTTATGTTTTTTCGTGGATCAATTACATTACCAATTGTATAGAATATATATTCTTGCACGCGTTCAATTGATTTAGGGATGGGAATGGGAGACCAGTGATGTAAAACTTTCCATGAAATTTTAGGAAATTGAATTTCCAAAATTTTTTTTGCAAAATTTGATGGAACATGGATCGTCTTATATTTTTCTAAAATTCCATAACATGGATTTACTGGCTCAGTTTCACATACAGTCATGTAAATCATGGAATCACACATCTTGGCATACTGGTCAATGATTTTCAATTGAGATTCAATGGGTAAAATAAATGCAAATCCTTTTGAATATTTTTTCATCTTAGGTGCATGACCAATTTCCACAAATTCAGAATTGGGAATTAGTTTTGAATAATTAAGAGTGACTTGTCCGATGCCAGCAAGAAGGGTCGGACCTATGAAGAGCCACATGAGTCATTAGACCTTTAATTTTTTAACTGAATATGCGAGATATGCAACCCTGAATTCCAGAGGATTTTCAATCAAAAGTGTGAAAATAAATTCCTTCACTTTTCGATCAACTGGAATCCAGAAACTTGTCCATGATGCGATCCAGGGAAGCCATCCCATTTGCTTTTGTCATACAAAAAAGTTGCCCTCTATTAGACATGAGTATTGTGAACGTGGCTCTCATGACCATTTCAGAAATTTGGGGAAATGCAAACTTCAAATTGTTCACAACGAATGGTAATCATCATCACCTGTACGCTGGTATCCTAGGTTACGTGGGTGTTCTCATATTCCTGATAAAGTGTCTACAGACTGGCAGTCTCCTGTGGGTCTCTGCAATGTGGGAAGGTATGATTGTGGTTCTGGGATCTTTGGTTGCGGTATTTGTCCTTGGTGAAAACTTTGACAGTCCGATACAGTGGGTAGGTGTAGGGCTGGGCATCGTCTCTATGCTCATGGTCCACCTGGGCGGTCATTCGAGATGAGATTGAGTCGTCGAAGAAGTTCAATGGGTCCTGGAAGCGGAACCTCTGGACCCCGGTGAAGAAGTTTCGTCTTTCCGTCAATGTGTATTCCTTGGCACACGTAATTGTTTATAATCTCAGGAGTCTCAGAGTCGCGCTCAGGGTCCTTTCCGTGTGCATACGTTCTGAGCTTGTTCCAAACGTGTTTTCCATTTCCAAAGCTGCTCAAGTGCCACCCTCCATATTGAAGGATTGGAAACTTGAATCTGTTGTATCTCAAATAATTCGGACCCCACACTTTGAAACATTCAACATCTGTAATCACAGTTCCCACCCATGGCTCTTCTGTAAACACGTAGTCACAAGAGTACTCAAACATCCACATATGAACAGCTATAGTCTTGTGTGGAAGTCTCTCGAACGGAATCAGAGACAAGTCTGGAATCTCATCAAGATCGCTCACCATAATTAGGGACGTGTCAGGAACTCCATCAATTCCACGAAAGATACAGTTTCGCTGATATTGTTCACGAGACCATGGACTCTCATCCTTTGGGGATTCACTGGCAGTTACTATGACGTGCTCAATCTTGTCGTTCCATTTCGCAAATCGCTCCTTGTTTTTTTCAAAGAACAGTTCCTTCTTTGTTCCCACGTGATTCAGTTCAGACTCGACAAGAATAAATCTGTCTACAAATTCGTCCAGTACAGTCAATCTGAGCTCAAGCACGTCTAGTTCATTATAGAACATGAATGCATCTATGAGCATTTATAAGTAAAATAACTCTTACCTTTAGCTTCTAAAGATTCAAGGACTTTCCTGTAATTTTCGTGGTGTCCTCCCGGCGTCAAGTGATGAAGAGCATCCTTTTCGAACCCGTAATCAAGTTGCTGAATTTGACCAATGTGGCACATGGGTGTGAATACCGTCCGAAGAGTCACTCCCTGCTTGGTCAAAAGGTTGCTCAAGATGACATCGTCTGCTCGGGAAGCTTCCTCTTTCAATTCCTTGAATTCTTCTATTAAATTTTGGATCCATTCCGCCTTGACTATGACTGCCCCGTAGCCTTCAAGAACATCTACACGAGCGCCATGTTGTCTAGGATAATTCTTCAAAAAATAATTTTGAAAATTGAATCCTGAAAGACCCCAAGCACTTTGCTGATCCGTCTTCCACCATTTCAAGAGGTTCGTGACGAGCGTCTCGCTGTACATGGTATCATCATCAAGGTACACTATGAGATCATCGGGCCGAAGGAACAGAGCCGGCCCTATGACTTTCGTAGCAGGTCCATAGTCTTCACACGAATTTACCGTCACTGAAGAATCAAAATTAGGAATGAGCCCGTTCCAATCTGGAAACCTACTGTACTTGGTTGGAATATTTACCCAAATCTCATTGTGCAATTGTTTCTTGAGTGTTTCCACGAGTCCTGTGAGCTTGTCGAGGCGGCTCGGGATGCTCGTGAGACTTATGACGACCTTCATATAAAGGTAAATGGCGTATACTTTTTATATGCTTATTACAGCGCCAAACTTTATGCGCGAGTGTGATGTGGTCATAGATCCCTCCTTTGGACCATTCAATATTTCCCAAAATCTTTCAAACAAAATTGTATTTTTAAACACTGACTACTTTGAAAAGGTCATCCCGTACCTGACCAAGGCTTCAAATGTCACGCTCATTGTTCATCACTCGGACCGGTTCTTTGACCGTATAATGTTCGAGTCAATCCGTGCAAATGTCAATCATGTCTTTGCACGAAACTGCGACTTTCTGCATCCTATGATTACTCAGATACCTATAGGGTTTGTAGATTCTCCGCCAATTCCCGGACCTTATATGACCAAGACTCGAGTCGACGAGTCTATTCTCAAAAAGTTTAGAAATCTCGAAATTGAAAAGGACACTTATGTTTACACAAACGTCAGTATTCATGGGGAAGAGGAAAAGTTCTTCCCAGTCAATGCACTTCGAGAGGCGTGCACAAAGGTCTATCCCAATTCTGAAAAGGTTTCTTTCGAAAGATATATGATAATGCTGCGCCGCGCCAAGTACGTTCCGTGTCCTATGGGTTTCGGCATAGACACTCACCGTTTTTACGAGGCTGCCTATATGAAGGCGCGCCCGGTCGTCATCACGAGCTGCCTCGATGACATGTACCGCATGTTTGGAGCCGTCATCCTTCAATCATGGTCAGACCCTCTTCCGGAATGGACCGAGCCAGATGTCCGTGAAGAGTTATTTCACACAAATTTCTGGTTAAAAGAATAAGTCCAATTACTATTAATGAAGGCTATTGTAACGACTACTATATTCCCCCCTTCTGACGCGATTCGTAAATTTGCAGAAAAGGAGGGGTGGACTCTTTTCGTAGCTGGAGACAAGAAAACTCCTCACGAAGAGTATTTGAAAATGGGTATAAACTATCTTACACCCGAGTACCAAGAAAAGACGTACTCGGAATTGAGTGAACTTATAGGTTGGAATTGTATTCAACGTCGTAATATTGCATATGTAGAGGCGTACAAACAGGGTGCGACGGTTATTGCATCTATAGACGACGACAATATACCTTTAGCAAACTGGGGTAAAAATATAGTTCTTGATATGCCAGTGAGCGCGCTTAAATACACTCCACTGAAACACCCAGTGTTTGACCCTATTAGTGCAACATCATACAAGCACTTGTGGCACCGGGGATATCCGTTTGCCCTTGTCAATGGGAAAAATAACAGGTCATGTGAAAAGAGTTGCATTACGGCCGATGTTCAAGCAGACTTTTGGAATGGAGATCCGGATGTAGACGCCATTTGCCGTCTTGAACATGCGCCATTGTGTGACTTTACGAATGATTCTTTTCCATTTTTTTCAGATAGTATAAGCCCTTTCAATAGTCAAAATACATTCTTTACACGAAAATCTATTCGCGATTTTTACGTCTTTCCATTTGTTGGACGCATGGATGACATCTGGGGTTCTTACTATTGTCAGTCACAAGGTCACAAGGTTGTTTACTCTCACCCTACAGTATTCCAGGAGCGTAACGAACACGATCTCATCCAAGATTTCAAGAATGAGGTTACAGGGTATGAGAATGCTCACAAAATTGTAAAAGAACCTCACAATTTGAAAAATTACATTCCAGAGAGATCATGGAACTCGTTTCTAGCGTATCAGAAACTCTTTTGATGCAAACCCCCAGTCGTCTGTATTTGTAGAAATATCTGGAAGTACTATTTTATTTAAAAACTCACTTGAGTTATTACGTTCATGATCAATGTGATAGACGGGTGGGAAGTTTGTAGCGTGAACAGTTCCCCCGTTTACAACTACTTTGTATTGTACATAACCGTCCCCGAATAATCGTTTAAACGCATCTTCTTCAAACCCCTTAATATTGTACCATGTTTCCTTGTGAGCAATCTGAAAGTCTCCGCATGCCTCAATTACAGCTGCAGCGTGAAGTTTATTCAGTGGAATATCCCCAACCTGTTTAATTAGTTCTGAATTCATAAATGCCACAGGAATAATTAATCTTTTACCCAATGAATTAAGTCCGAATATTTTAGGGAGTTCGTCTCGGATCTGGCAATATTCACCGTTCATTTTTTGGAGCGTATCGATTGTTATATCATGTTTTGCAATTGTAATCATGTCTCCTTGTTTCATATCCTTTGCCGCATCTTCTACATAGATGCGTCTGGGCGGTATTATGTCAATATTTGTAGACACAATCACATCACCAGTTGCACGACGAATACCAATATTTCTTCCGAGAGCTTCACAGCATTTCTGTGCTGTTTCGTATCGTTCACCCAAAAGTTCCTTTGCAGTTTCAGGTGAAATCACAATTACCTTAAGACGTTCAGGATTCGTGGTTATTTTAAGATCATCAGTCAGCGGCCGACCTCCAGGGCTGTTCCAGTCTACATAAACGACTTCGTCAAACGTATCAAGCATAGTGTTTAGGCAATACGTGGCACGTTCGTTGAGATGGCCGCCATAGTTGTCGTTTCTACTGACTATAACTGCAGATAAAAACATTTAAATACAAACCATTTTAAACTTTATGTAACTCGAATTAAATTCTTATTAAAATATTATGTTCGAAGATCACTATACGGATTGGAGAGAATCTCGAATAAGAGGAATTAGAAAATATGTAAAATCAGAATTTCTAACGGGTGCAACACTTCTTGAAGTTGGATGTGCAATTGCTCACACGGGGAGAATTATGAAAGACCAATTCGGGTGCATAGTAGACGTATGTGACGGTCGTCCAGAACACGTGGAAATAATTAAAGAACGCCACCCAGACTTGAATCCATTTATACTTGATTGTGAAAAACAGGTGGTGCCTAAAACGTATGATGTTATACTTCACTGGGGATTGTTGTATCACATAAACCCAAATGCAGTCATTGACCACATGCGTGACGTGTGTACCAAATGCGACATTCTTTTACTCGAAACCGAAGTCAAGGATTCAAATAATCCAGAAATAGATTCGAGAGAAGAAAATGGGGGTGATCAGGCGCTCCACTATATCGGGAGTAGACCAACTGCTTCATACGTTGAACAAATTCTCAATGATAATAATTTTAAATTTAAGATTATTTTGGATCCTGAAATTAATAGCGGTGGTCACGTCTATGATTGGGTTTCAAACAATAGCGGTGAAATTAAAAATGGTCTGAGAAGATATTGGATCTGTTGGAAGAACGAGTGTCCTTTAAAAGAATAATTTACATTAATTAAAAATGAAAATTGCAATTGTAATCACAGGCCTCACATCGCGTCCCGGTTTATTTACTGGTCACCAAGAATGTATACAAGCATATGAAAAATATCTCTTTGAAGGTCTCGAAGACTATGATGTATACATTGTCGGTGACACGGAATGTCAATTTAGAAACATGAAGGGGTTTAGGAATGTTGCAAATGACACAGTGGAAATTAAGAACTATTTTGTACACGCGCCATGGACTCGATACGTATATGAACAAAGATTTAACATAAATAATTCAAATCTTTATTATAAACTTTCTATTGCGAGAAACATGATTATAGAGTCTGGAGTGAATTATGACTGTATCATAAAAATAAGATCTGACACAATTTTGCTACAACCTCACCAGGAAATTGTAAAAAAAGTATGTGAAGATCCAAACGTCCAAATGATAAGTACGTATGATTTTATTCACATTGGAAAGCCTGGAATAATGCTCAATTATATGAATATATACAACTCAAAGACGAATTTTTATTTTGACCCGAGTAAAGTGTTTGATAATACGAGTATATTCCCTTGGCGTCATTTTGTAAACTGGATGATTGATCCGGGTATTTCCAAAAATTCAGCTGAGCTTGTTATTTCAATGAATATTCTCGAGTACATTGCTGAACACGGAGGTGTCGTTTACATGTCCGGACTCGATCTCCGACGTGCGGACATACCCGAATGGAAACTCGAATCGTCAAGCATGGTTACTTGAATTTACAAAGAGATAATTTGAATGCAGACGTTCAATCTTTTTGTATCCCAGACTTTTAAGATATGAAGGTATCTCACTCTTTTCCAAGTCGTGTATTTCAACTATAAGAGCTGGTTTATGCGTTTTTATAGTTCTCAAAGCTCCTTGAATGACTTCCATTTCATTTCCTTCCACATCAATTTTCATGAGACTTGGAACACCGTCATAGACATCATCCAATTTTTGGAGCGTGATATTAACATATGAGTTTGAATCATGATCGTCTGTTGGTTTTATTGAGCACCCCCCATAGTTGTATAGCCCGTTCCTATTTTTTGGCAAATATATCTTGACCTCTTCCTTTCGATCTGATAACCCATACTTGTGAACGGTTACGTTATGGAGTATGTCATTATTTCTTAGATTATTTTCTATTACTTGGTGAAAAAGAGGTTCAAACGTGTGAACAGGACCATAATCTGAAAACATGAGTGCGTTACATCCTATGTTTCCACCAATGTCTATTATATCAGTTCCTTTTTTGTATGTAAATTTAATGTCATCTCGCATCCACGTTTCCCATTCCCATCCATTCTCTAGGTAAGGTCCTATGTACTCGTCATTTTCCAAGTATTCAATGGTATGTCTCCCGTTCTTGCATTTTTTTGTACGAAGGTCCATTAAACTTACCGGAACATTAATCTTTAAACGAAACACGAAGATATCTCTCCAAGTTTCCGTCACGTGAGAGTGAATACATTTGAGATGAGGGATCCTGTGTCCATATAGTTGACCAGTCATCCCCCTTCCGACCGATCCATGAATAACACAAAACTTTTTTTGGGATTAATTTTGAATCAAAAAATTTGGAAATTATAAAATCATCTGAGAGATACAGTGATGGATCAGAATCTTCCGTGAAAGGTTCTGGAACAGGAAATCCCTCAAGTGACCATCTGGGAAAAAGTACCCCAAATGCACACTCGAGAATCTCTGTCCGCACCCCATGACCCTGCGCCAAAAGGAACCCTAACCGTCCTAACTGTTTTATAGCTGTTTCTGGGTAAGCAATTCCAGAATATCCTACGGCACATTTGAATTCTGAATGACCCTTCACAAGACCCTCGATGAGTCTAGGTCCATAGACCATGTCATCATCAACTACCACGATGAGAGTCGATGGTAATTTCTCAATTTTTAAAATGGGAATTATTTTTGTAAGAGACCCATAGTCTTTGCATCGCACAACGGTCGCTCCAGTCTCTTGGATTTTTTTCACAAGACCATCTACGGGTGCACATTTGAAGCGTGGATACCATTCGGGAAGGTTTACATAAATGGCATCAGGTTTCAATGTTCCATTCTTTAATGAATTTATGGATTCAATTAATGAAAATTCTCGGCTAGGAATTGTGGTCAGTGAGACAACGACTCTCATTGGAAAAAATAAGTTTACTAACTTTAAATGAAAAACTTTCTAGAATACTGCAGGCATCACAAGGCGCTCACTCACCCTATGCGTCATTTCATAGTAGCTCTTGGAGGTGGTATGGCTGTCAAGTTGTACCTCATGTCCCGTGGGGTCAGTCCGCTCCCTAAAAAGGTTGCAGACACGAATGATTTTGACTTTACGTTTTACGTGAATCACCCACTCACGGAACCAGAAGTTACCAAGTACTCTCTCGCAATGTACAACTGCATGTACACGTTTCTCAGCGGTTTCACCCGTATGGACAAGCTCAAGATTAAGAGCTACGCGCGTAAAAGTCACATACCAGCATCCGGGAAGCGCACGTACCATGTCGTCCAATTCAAGACTCCAGATGGCGACGATTTTGTAGACTGCACCCTCGCCTATGTTCCTGGTATGAAGCGCAACGACATTAACACAGACGTTTCAAAAAAGTTTGGACTTCCGATAAAGAAGCTAAAGTACATGTACAAAGATGTAATGGTGGTCCTTGCAGGGTCCTTTGTTTACAAGAAGATCATGCCCAGGAACCCTCTTGGAAAAAATAATCCTGAAAAAGGACTCAAAAACGCAGCCCGTGTCAAGGCTCTCCAAAACGTGAAGACGTCTCCAAAGACGGTAAGGACAACTGAATTCCTCAAGGCTATACGAGCAAAGAACAAGAGTGTCGCACTCACAAAAGCTCGTGGGATTATCAAAAATATTGCAAAGGTTAGAAAGACGACTAAAAAATTGTTGGATAATCTCAGATGATGAAAATAATCATAATATGTTTACTTTTAATTTTACTTTTTATTATTCTATATGAACCTCCGGTGGATCCTTCGATTACTTTCCCACGAGGATACACGGAAGAAGAAGACCAATGGGAAGAACCAGTCGTAGTTGAAAATTTACTTTCAATAGAAGAGTGCAATAAAATTATTGAAAGTTCAAAAGACAAATTCAGTCAAAGTCAAGTCATAGGTCCTAACACAGGGGACAGAACAAGTGAGACTGCATGGATACATAAAGACGATCCAATAGCTAAAAAAATACTTTTAAAAGCCTGTGAAATGACTGGTAAGCCTATTGAAAATTGTGAAGACTTACAGATTGTGAGATATAAACCTGGTACTTTTTACAAATCTCATCACGATTCATGTTGTGAAAATAACGAAGGATGTAAAAACTTTGAAAAATCAGGAGGTCAACGTGTGGGAACATTGATATTGTACCTAAACGATGATTTCACAGATGGTCACACAGAATTTCCAAATTTGAAAAAAAAATATAGGTCACCACCCGGTTCTGGTTTATTTTTCAGGCCTCTAGACAAAGATTACAAGAGGTGTCACAGACTCGCGCTCCATGGCGGTATGCCGCCATCTTCCGGTACAAAGTACCTATGTAACGCATGGGTCCGGGAGAGTGGGTTCACGCGTCCAGTGTAAAAAATTCAAGTCATGTAGACGCCATGTTCATCCGATGGTCTCCCTTAACAAAGCAAAGAAACTTGCGAGGCCCCCAATCCACCTGCAAAAAACGAGTTCTGCTCACGCCACGAACGCCAGTTCATCCAAACTTCAAACAAACACTATGGCTGCCTCTATGTTCGCTCAGGCCTGCGACGCCCTGGTCCGCGAGCGTGACCGTGTGTTCCTTGAGCGTATCGCTCACGACTACAACCTGAACCTTGAGGAGCTGAATGCCAAGTACCTCGAGTGCTCTGAGGCTGCTATCAAGGTTCCCCGCAAGTACACAAAGAAGCCCAAGGCGGTTGATATGACCGTTGAGGACAAGGAGCCCAAGGCGAAGGAGCCCAAGGCGAAGGAGCCCAAGGCTCCCAAGGAGAAGACGTGCTGCACGGCCCAGACGAGCAAGAAGGAGCCGTGCAAGTTTAGCGCGCTGAAGGGGGAGGTCTTCTGCCTGCGCCACTTGAAGCAGTCTCGCGGCGAGGTGGCTGACCCCAAGCCTGCAAAGCCCAAGAAGGAGGCAAAGGCTGACCCGATCCACACGCACCCAATTGACCGCAAGGCGGATGAGCCGTGCGAGACTTGCGACAAGTACGGAGAGCCTATGGCTCCCACTCCGGTGGAGTTTGAGAAGGTCCTTCCCAAGACGGCGGCTGAGCGCCTGGCTGAGATGCTAGAGGAGGCTGACTCAGACTCGGAGTCTGACTCGGAGGCTGGTGAGATGGTTGAGTTTGAGGAGTACGAAGAAGAGATGTGAGGTGAGCCCAGTCGGCTTTTAGTTGAACGAAACCTAGTTGCTTGAGTTTAATAAAAGTAATAGTAAACAAACACCCCATAAGTCCATAGAGAAAGAGAGTCTCTTCGTCCTTTGTCCTAAACTTGTAGACTGGTCCCACTAACTTTCCAAAAAAGGTTTCATCATCCAATTTCTTATTTGTTATAATCTTCTCAATCTCAGTGAGTGCACAGACTGACTGATTTGTGATCCAATGTAGAACTATAAACGGCACGATAATCACATGTAAAGTTAAAAAGTATTCATTCCCAAAGAATGGTGTGAAGATGATAAATATTACAAGTAACACGTGAGCGAAATTAATCAATCCGGCAATCATCTACCGTGTACAGAGAAATTCGTGTCGTGATCCTGCCACGATTCTCTTTACATGGTAACAGGTAATGGAGTACATACGCCCAAAAATCAAGACTCGCCCGGCTGCTCCCACGCAGTTTGTGAGCCGTGTGGGACCGAGTGGTGCTATCCGTAGCCAATGGGCTCCTGTTGCGTCTGTCCCGCGGATAGCTTCCGGTACACCAGGCGTGGTGGGTAGGATTGTGGACCTTATGAACAAGGGGCTCGACTCTGTTCAATTTCCCGAGAAGAGCGAATGGCGACCCCCTCTTGATTACGAGTGGTACGCAAAAAAGATGGGGCTCGGGTCAGAGTTTATAAAGCGGTGTGAAGATTGGCACGCCAAACATCCCCCACCAGTTCCTGTTGTCAAAGTCATTCCAGAGATTGACCCAGAGCCAATTCTCAAAATGATGAAAAAATACAGCAAGAAGGGAGCACCATCCTCTTCGGGGCATCCCATGCCCGCGCGTCCCCCTCTTGACCGTATGAAGGTGGCTTGGGAATGCGCTGGTTACTCGGAGGCTGCTATTACAAAGGCGGTTGCTCGTTGGAATTACGAAGAAAGTCAGATGGACGTCCGTCAAAAAGCTATTGATGATATATTCGGCAAGTTTGGTACACCTAAGCGTGTTACTGTTAAAAAGAAGATGGTCTCTTAAGGTATGTCTGAAAAGAAGTCGTGGGCTGACATAATGGACGAGGAAGACCCTCCCTCAATTCCGGTCACGATCACCAAGCACGGCGTCAAGGTCAAGAAGACACAAGTTAAAAAAAAGGAGCCCATTAAGATTAAGAATGAAGGAGACGTGCGAAGCATGCTGTGAGCCGTTTAATAAATCGAACCGTTCGAAAATTGTATGTAGTTACTGTCCGTCATTCGCCGCATGTGCGTCATGCACTGAGCGTTACCTTCTTGACTCGAGTCAGGATGCTCACTGCATGTCATGCCGCAAGGTTTGGCCCCGGTCTTTCCTGGCCGAGAACTTTACCCAAAAATTTATGAATAAAACGTACAAAGATCACAGAGAGAATGTTCTGCTCGAGAGAGAGCGTGCGCTGTTGCCCGAAACTCAGCATTTTGTAGAGTTGGAAATCAATATCCGCAAATGCAGAGAGGAGTTGGCGTGTTTAGCTCGGAAGATGTCTCAAGCCCGTCGTGAGTTTGTTCAGGCACGAGGAGCTTACGGAGATGATTTTGAAACCGCTGAGAAAAACCTGGAAATTCTGAACGAAACGCGCATCAAGTTTTACAAGTACAAAGCACTTCACGACAATATAGACGAAAAAATAAAGTTTTTGCTCGGTTACAGGTACGGAACTCGTGCAAATGTGAGAACTCACCGCGTGTTCATTCGCGCCTGTCCTGCACAAGAATGCAAGGGGTTCCTGTCGAGTGCGTGGAAGTGTGGAGTCTGTGAGCAGACGACATGCAGTGACTGTCACGAGATCAAGACTGGTGATGACCACGTGTGCGATCCAAATAGTGTAGAGACTGCGCGCCTTCTCAACCGCGACTCGCGCCCGTGTCCCAACTGTGCCTGTCTTATTTTTAAGATTGACGGGTGTGACCAGATGTGGTGCACGCAATGTCACACTGCATTCAGTTGGCGCCACGGCACTATCGTAACGTCCATAATTCACAACCCGCACTACTACGACTACATGCGAGCAAACGGCACCCTTCCCCGAAACCCTCTGGACCGACCGTGTGGAGGTTATCCCGATTGGACATATGTAGCGCCTCTCAGAGTGCCTCACGCAATTTACCGACTTCCGATCCACGCGACTCACATTCTGCGACCTTCGTTTGCTCGGCGCGACTTTGACCCGGCGCACAACCGTGAGCTCAGGATCAAGTACATGCTGAACGAAATAAACGCAGAAAAGTTCAAGATACTTATTCAGAGAGACGAGAAGAGTCGTCAGAAGAATAACGACATTTACAACGTGCTTGAGATGTTTTCAAACGTTATGGAAGACTTGCTACTGGTTCTTATAGCTGATACCTTGTTGGAAAAGTTCATGACTTCATTTGAGGAGCTACGAGTCTATGTAAATACGAGCATGACTACAATATCCAAAAACTATAGCAACTGCCGGGTTCCTACTATTCGCGAAAACTTGGCGTGGGACATGTGAAAAGAAAATAGTTGATCACAATATGAAGATTCTTATCATTATAGGTCTTTTAGCAATAATTTTAATAATATTTCTATTTAGAAAAACTGAAAATTATACAGGAACAATCCCAAAAATAATTCATCAAACAGCCCCGACAGACACATCCAAATGGCACGAGATTTGGCCCAAGTGTCAAGAGAGTTGGAGACGCAATTTCCCAGATTGGGAATACAAAATGTGGACAGACGAAGACCTTGATGAATTTATGAAAACAAAGTACCCAGAACATTATGAAATGTACAAGTCATATCACATGCACATAATGAGGGTCGACGCAGCTCGTTACTTTATTTTAAAAGAATATGGAGGTATTTATGCTGACATGGATTTTGAATGTCTTCGCAACTTTGAAGACGTGCTTCCAGATGACAAGGTTTCAGTGGCAGAGTCTGCTTTTGAAGGAGAAATATATCAGAATGCACTTATGATAAGTCCTAAGAATCACCCTTTATGGGACGTGGTCATAAAAGAACTCGTAAAGTTTAAAAATCACATGCACCCGCATCATTCAACTGGTCCACAAGTCATCGTAAGAGCCGATAAAGAATCTCCCGGTTTGATAAACCCCCTTCCCTCTGCACAATTTGCAGTTGTTACCGATCCTTATTACAAAGCTAATAAAGAAACTTTTAACCGTAATGACACGAGTATATACACAGTTCATCACGGGACATGTTCATGGTGTCACCTTTAAATATTTTATGTGTACATGGTAATGTGGTTCTTTACGGTGGCGGTCGTTTTAATTTTACTTATTCTCATAAATTCAAAATCTACAGAAAACATGACGAATGAAAGCACTCCAGGACCAATTCCAAAGATAATCCATCAGACGGCCCCTGCCGATCAAAGCAAATGGAATCCCGTATGGAAACCTTGTCAGGATAGCTGGAAACGCAATTTTCCAGATTGGGAATACAAAATGTGGACAGACGAAGATCTTGATGAATTTATGAAAACAAATTATGACTGGTTCTACCCAACGTTTACAAATTATCCAAAAAAAATAATGAGAATTGATGCAGCGCGTTATTTCATATTATACGAATATGGAGGTATCTATGCTGACATGGATTTTGAATGTGTAAAAAACTTTGAACACATGTTGCCAAAAGACACGGCATTTGCAGCTGAGTCTCCGTGGTTTGAAGCATCTGGTGAAAAGTATCAGAATGCTCTTATGGGGTCTCCGGCAAGACATGAATTTTGGTTAAAAGTATTCGAAGATTTGAAAAAACATAGTCATGTATCAGACGTTCTCAATGCGACTGGTCCAGAGGTTATTCACCGATCTGCCGAAAGTAATCCAAAGCTATTTTCACCACTCAAACGTGAAAACTTTGCGCCCATTTGGGATGCAAGCCTAGACGCGCCTAATCACGACTTCGGGCCTCTCAGTATATCAGAAAGGAATGCTCTCACAATAAAGAGATTCAATACCAAACCTGCTTACAACGTGTATTCACGTCATCACGGAAGCTGTGAGTGGTGTATTGGTGCAGGCGGAGTTACTGGGAGCCCTATTACAACGGAAAGTAGTAGCAAAGAGCCAGAAAAAAAGGTGAGCAATTCAAACATGACTCTTGCAGATTAAAGATTTTCCAACATCTTAAACATATAATACATTTGCTGTTCAACAATCAAATAATCTTGTACAAATTTGTTTGCTTGTGAAACAATATAGTTATTATCTATAGAACTTGTTTTTGTTTTAATATCTTTGAAATCATTGAAACTTATATATTGCACGCCATCTTTCATTAAAGGATAATACCAATTCTCCATATCAGAATTCTTTTTAACAAGAACAGACTTGCTATTCATTACCCAAGGTACGCGGTCCCATGCGGTTGAATTTCCATCTATAGAAATTATATATTTGTACTGCATTTGTTCTTCTTGTGGGATGTGTTTTTTTACGAATTCCTTGTACCTGGGATACTTCTTTTCAATCTCACTTTCAGGTATTTGTACTATAGAAGTTACAAACGAATCAATTTCTTGATCATCTAATACTTCATTGCAAAACTTGATTCTTTCGTTATCATCTATACTTGTAGAACCAGTTGTAGAACCTGCGAATATAAATCCCTTTGTTTTTTCAGATAAATCTTGATTTCTAAAATTTCCAAAATAGTCTTGCATTGCGTATACATCAGGTATTAAAGGTGACACATCACCCTCTTTTCTTGAAAAGACAAATATACCCATATCTTTGCCTCTATAAATATCTTCAAGTCCGACTAATATCGTGCGGTTCATGGTAAAGTTGTATCTTTCAAGACATGAATTTATAAAATTCAAAACAATACCCTGTCTCTTAACAAAATCCAAATCTGACTTGTCAATTGGTTTAGAAACGATTGCCACTCCGTTTTCTATGGTTATTTCTATTATATCTCTTCCATTTGGTTCAACCCTGGGGGAATACATGGCAGCCTCCTTTCGAGCTATATCTTCAATGAAATTATTGATCTTTTTTGTGGGTAAAAGGAATACAAACAGTATTAGACATATAATTAAAACAATTAACTCCATCCTAGAAGATATCAACATAAAATTCCTGCCCGTTTATTAAACTAGCCCGAGTCAGGAATTCCCCACTGTACCTGGGTGCTGCATTGGGACTGGACATAATTTTGAATTATAAAAATTAAAGATTCAGTCATGAATCTTGCAAACGAGTAAAAATTCAAGTTGTATACACGTCACATTAGAGTGATTAAGAGCTCTACCAAAAATGGGTACACAAGCTACATCTGGCAAGGCTTATGAGGATCGTATTCGTAATATTCTCATAGGACTTGGTGAAAACGTACCCCCAACAGCTGGAAGCGCTAGAGGTCCGGATATAAAAATATGTCGTGAACCTAACGACATTTCAATTGAGGTAAAAAGTGGTGAAGCAAAAGAGGGTGGACAGTTCACAGTTCCAATTGTGGACGGGAAGCTTGTTTTCAATAATAAAATTTTGTGGGAAGGAAATATTCCATCTTTTCTTTCAGGTGATAAAACCAAAGAAACATGGTTAAAAGAAAAACATATTTTTCGCAACGACCGGATTGAATTAGACGACAGAACAGTAATAGCTAAATATTACAAAGACAAAGGTTCATCTTATATTCAGGTTGAACATAAGGGGCTCTATCACACAGGTGAAGATCCCCTCAAACTAGGCGCGCCCTTGTTCGAGGCTGATACGACATTGAGAATTCGATGTAAACAACATACTAGTTCAAGTGTTCCTGGATCAGTAATGGCATCCCTGGAATTTGATCGAGTCTCGCTCAAAAAATCACCTATAAATCTAGAGTGGTGGAAGTATGATAATTTCGGAAGAAGCTTTTGAAGCATTCATACCATATGACCAACTTTCAACAAATATTCTACAACCTGCATATAATTGGCGTATGTATTCACAGTCATTATAACTTATTATCCAATCACTTCGCTTTTTAATTGTTTCTGCAAATTTTACATGATCAAAAGTTTCGTGCAGATCCCCATCCTTTCCGTATATATATGTTTTTATATAGTATGGAGGGTCGGCATATACAAATGTGTTAGAATTTTCAGGGTGTTTTTGTAAAAAATCGCAACAATCCATGTTTGAAAACTCTATTCCTTCCAACTTTACATTTGATAAATTATGAAGAGATGATTCGTTGAGTCTTCCAGTTGCAGATTGAGCAGAATAACCACCACAAAACGTTGATCCGCTAAAAGAACATCTATTTATTATGTAATATGATGCAGCCTGTTCGGTATCATTAATTTCCATAATATTTTTTCTCAATTTTAAAAACTTTTCTTTTGTAATAGGCATTTCATTTTTAACAATTTCAACAACGTCATTTACTCTATGTTTTATAACTGTCCAGAAAGTATATAATGGAAAAAATAAATCATTTGCATAAATTCTATATCCAATATTCTTCATAGCAATTTCAAAACTTCCTCCGCCAAAAAACGGTGACAATATTGTGTTCCTTCCAGGAAAATAATTATCAGCGTATTTTTTTATAATATTCACAGCACGAGTCTTACCTCCGGGATATCTTAGTGGTGACTTCATATACATTTAAACTGTAAAAACTTTAAGTCTTATGTATATCAACATAAAATTCTCGCCCAGCCTTTATTAACCTTTTCCGAGTTAAATGAAATGGAGCGTCACGTTGAGCGTCTTTTAAAATTTCAGGAAAGGGTATTGCCCCCTCCACCTATGCT